TATTTTTCTGCTGTTTCTGCAATATCTCTAATTCTTTGTTCTGCTGTTTCTCCCTCTAACAAATAACCTCTTTCGAGAAATTTTCGTGAGTCTTTGTTTAGCCATTCGTATTTGTTTGTCATAAATTATTTTTATTTAAGAGTCTTTTAACTCTCTGTACTGTCGAAGTTCCTTTATTTAATTTTTTAGCAGTTTTTCTAATACTGCAACCCATTTTTAATTCCGATAAAACATCATTATGTTTATCTAATACTTCATTATCGGAATATCCACTGTTTTTAGGTCTTCCTAAGATAATACCAGCTTGTTTTGATTTTTCCAATCCTTTTTTTATTAAAATGCTATGATCTCTAAAATTCAGATTATGTATTTTTGAATGACATTTCGAACAAAGAGAGATCGTATTCATACCACCCAAGCTTTTAGGAATTACGTGATGTTGGTGTAATTCTTTTTTACTTCCACACTCAAAACAAAAACATCCATATAAAGTTTTTTTAATTTCCGAAGAAATTGCTTTTTTTATTACTGATATATCCATTTAAAAAATAATTAACCGAATAATGCGTCTTCATCAAAACATTGTGATTTTTTAGAGTATTCTGTGGGTCTGGAACTAAAAAAATCAACCATATTGTTTCCCAATAATTCCTCTGTAAACCACATTGTAGACGATATAATATCTTTGTCAATCTCAAATGCAGCAGGAAATCCAATCATTTTAAGGGATTCATTGATTCTATTTTTAACAAATTCTTTAAGAATAACAGCACTAAGACCATCTTCTTTAATTCCATTTATCATCCAATCTATAATTTTTGCTTCTGCTTCATATGCTTCTTTAGCTTCGGCAATAATTTTTTTTACAAATTCATCATCAAACAATTCTGGATATTCTTCTCTAATGGTGTTAATAATTTGAGCACCCACCATACCATGAATATTTTCTTCGTTTCGTGTATATTTTACTTGTTGATCCGTATCTTTAAGAACATTTTTAAAACGAGCAAACCAATTGATTACATAGAATTGAGAAAACAGAGAAACATTTTCAACAAATAAAGTAAAAAGAGTCAATGCATAAACATATTGTTTCTTTGAATCTTTATAATAGCGGTGGGTATATTTTTTGAGATATTTGACTCTACCTTGAATCCAATCTAATTTTAGATTATTTTCAAATACATCTTCCAGTCCAAGAGTTGAAATTAGGCGCTCATAAGCATTATTATGGATGACTTCTGTATTAGCCATAACGTACCCCAAGTCTTGTAGTGATGGGTGTGGGAGATTCTCACCAAGCTTTGACCAAAAAGATTTTACGGCAATTTCAATTTGTCCGATTGCAGATAATGTTCGTATTATTATTTCTCGTTCTTGATCTGTTAAACTAACTTTAAATTGTTGAACATCAGACTTAAATGAAAACTCTTTATCTGTCCAAAATCCATTGTGCATACTTTCAATAAATTTTTCTGTCCAAGGATAATTGTTTGGTTTGCGCGATATTTGTTCTTCGAAAATCATAGTGTTATATTTAGTGAATACTCATCAAGTATCTTCTATTTTTTTCTAGAAGTCAAAGGTTTTTTAGTGTTAGATATTCGTTTCTGTAGTTCGGATTTATATAACTTGTTGGATAGTATTTTTAAAAAATATGCTAAATCTAATGGTTCACAAACGTTTACTATTCTACTTTCTATATATTTCACCATACTTTCCGAATAATCTGGAAAAATATAGTGAACACATTCATGATAAGCAGTTGACAATAATTCTCTTCTGTAATCTATTTCTAAATCTGTCCAATTACAAGATCCTTCATATTTGTTCATTTTTCTTAAATTGAAAAATTCTGCGGGTTTCCGTTTAACCAATTTTACGCATTTTTCATGTATTTCTTCGATTTGTTTTTTGGTTAAAGTTTTCACATATATATTTATTTTTTGATTGCATATTTTTAGAAACAAGATTAGTATATTTTTATGTTTAATCCAAGAAAAACACTCCAAACAGATTTAACCGATTTTTACATCAACCATGATAATGGAAACGAATTTCCAATTGCTAGATATATAAGCACATATTCTAAATATCCTCCATGTTTTTTGTATATAGATGAAACATTCAAATCTAGTATTTTGAGTTTTTTGTTGGAAAGAGGTGAATTTATTTTTAGTTCTTGTTCTGGTAAATTGAAATTGTTATTAAATGATAGTGAATCATTTAAGGGTGGTTCTATTTTATTTTCATATAAAGATATATATGTAAAATTGATGGTTAAAAATTCGGATATTAGCAATGTAACTTTCACTGATATGAATGGTGAGGTACATGCTATAGGAGAGGAATCTTTAAATGAAAGATTAAAAAATAATATAGATAAAACATATGAAATGGTTATGATTTACACTTCTGATACTAAAAATCTTCCATTGAAAGATTTTGAATCATTTATTGAAGTTTCAGATTCATCCAAGATACATCTTTTCGTTAAGAATAGATATGATGAATACGTCTTTGAACCAATTAAAATGTCTATGCCTGATGACATAAACATAGAATTAAACTATGGTAAAAAATTCTTAGATGTAGAAAAACAAATAGTCGAAAGATTGAGTACGCAGGATAAAGGATTGTACATGTTTCATGGTGCGCCCGGTGCTGGTAAGAGTACTTTCTTGAAGTATCTTACTACCAAAGTTAACAAAGATTTCATTTATATTCCTGCCACAATGATTGAATCTTTTGTTAATAATCCAAGCACTCTTTCTTCTCTACTTCAAAAGAAAAACTCAGTCCTTATTCTGGAGGATGCGGAGAAAACTATTGTAAAGAGAATGGGTGATAATTATGATTCTTCTGCGGTTACATCGCTTCTTAATTTGTCGGATGGTATTCTTGGGGATATTCTCAAATGTCCTTTGATTTTAACATACAATTGCCCAAAACAAGATATTGATGAGGCATTAAGGAGAAAGGGTAGATTGCAAGTTGATTATGAATTTGGTCCGTTGGAAATCGAAGATGCCAAGAAACTCGCAAAGCATCTTGGGTTCTCCAAAAAAGAAATAGAGGAAAACATTACAAAAAAGATGGTAATCGCTGAAATTTATAATCTAACAAAGAAAACCGAAATGGGAGAAACTAAAAAAGAAGAAAACAGAATAGGATTTGGGTTTTAATATGAATTTCGACACCCTTGTAAGTTTGGAAAATAGTTTTTCGGATATTTTATTTTTTGAAAAGGATCATAAATACACAATATCTGGAGAACCTGCTAAGATGTCAGTTTCTCAGTTAATTAAAAAATATGAGAAACCGTTTGATTCTGAAAAAGCCGCATCGTTTGTTGCACAGCGAGATGGGTTTACGGTTGAAGAAATATTAAACCAGTGGGAGTTTGCAAAAGATTATTCTTGTCATAAGGGATCAGAGTTTCACAAATATGTTGAGAATTATTTCAACAGAAAAAAAATAAGTTTAGACAGAGATTCTATAAATTTATTTTTTAAGAATAAAAAAGAATTTAGATCAAACAATTCAGTAGATTTGTATTATAAAGAGCTTGCTCTTTTGATTAGAAATTTTATAAACTTTTATAACTGGTGGAAACAAGATCATATTTTAATAAAATCAGAATTTGTTGTTGGTGATAAAGAATCGGGTATATGTGGTAGTATAGATAACCTTTCTTATAATTTTAAAACTAAAGAATTAGTTATGTTTGATTATAAAACAAATAAAGAAATTAAAAGAAAAAATCCAAGAAAAGAAACTCTTTTAAAAGAATTAAAACATTTACAACAATGTGAATATGCAAAATATAGTCTACAATTATCTTTATATTCTACGATAATTGAAAAAGTAACATCGTTCAAAGTTCCGAAGTCTTACATCGTTTGGGTTAATGGTGAAGAAAATTATGAATTAATTGAATGTTTAGATTTAAAGAAAGAGTCTAAAATTATACTTGATGGGTGTAAGTAAATATTAACATGAAATCAAAAGATCAATTACTGTTAGAAGAAGCTTATTTAAAAGTTCTAAATAATGAACCAATCGTTGAAGCTAAAAAGAAAGTAAATCCTTGGGCAATTGAAAAATCTATTGAAAATAAAACTGGTAAAAAGTTTGGTAAAAAACATAAGGAAGAAATAATCAAAGGAATTAAAAAATCAGCAAAAAAATCTGGTAAAGAAATTACTTCCGATAAAGTAAAAGGAAAAAATAAAAAATAATTTTTATAGATTTGTAATAAATAAAGTGTAAATATAAATATAATATAAATTATGGACCCACTAACAGAAGCATATATGTCAGTTATCGAAGAGAAAAAAGCTCCAGATAATACAGTTAAAACTACAAAGAAACAAGTAGGAAAACCATTTGGCGATAAGGAGTTAACTAAACAAGATGATTCCACTAATAAATCTCGCGCAGACAAACCAAAAAATGCACCAGCTAATTTAACAGCAAAAGGGTCTACCGGAAATGCTAAAACTTTAAAAAATAAAAATATGAAAAAAGAATCAACAAACCCATTTGATCTTATTTATAATAAGATTTTAAACGAAGAAGAATCATTCAACTTTTCTACAGATGACAACTCTTTAGAGATGGAACCAAATTCTTCATTCGAAGATGATACTGATAGTGAATTCGATGATGATACCACCGAAGATTCTTCAGAAGAAGTAACCATTACTTTAGATAAAGAAGTTGCATCTAAATTAATCGAAGTATTACAAGCAGCAATCGGAGAAACAGAAGGCGAAGAAGAAGGCGAAGAAGAATCCGATGAATTTGGTGAAGAAGAAGGCGAAGGAGAAACAGAAGGCGAAGAAGGTGGATCTGATGAAGATCAATATGAAGAATCCGTCGAAGCCGAAGAACTCGGACACGCATTAGTTGACTCTGAAAAACTTTCAAAAGGTTTAACCGGAAAAAACAACGTAGTAACTGGTGCAGTACCAGTCACTAAAAAATCAGCACAAGTACCTTCAACTGGAAAAGGTTCTGATGGTAAATTGACACAACATTCAACAGATTCTGGTGTTAGCAAATTAACAAATAAGAAGAATGATGTTGGCGCTGTAAAAGTTGGTAAAACATTATTCGACAACGATTAATAGATAAAAAAACAAAGTATAAAAAGAACCCCGATTTATTCGGGGTTTTTTTGTAAGTAAATATAATGAATTTCAAAGATTACATGACCTTCTTAACCAAAGGAGATAAAAATTTATTGAGTACAAATACTGGAAATGAACACCATAAAACTTTAAAAAGAACGATTGATGCTGGACTAGACAGAAAAAATCCAAATTTCGTAGCAAAAAGACATACAGAAAAAAAACATTTGCATCCGAAAATAACAAGATGTATTACTACTAAAAATAAAAATGGTTTGGCGATAACAACAGCAGACGCTGAGTTTATAAAAAACGAATATGGTTCAAATCAAATGCCAATCATTTTAACAAAACAAGAACCGGAAAAGGCTTTGAGACAAACTAATGTTTATTTGTGTTTATCCCCTATGTCTCCTAGTGGATATGTTTTAAAATATAAAGGTAATTAAAATGGAAAGTTTACGTTTTTTAAATAAAGAAATAAATTACCAAGAAAGAGAAAATTTCTCTAATTGGTGGCTGGAACAAATAAACATTCTTGGACAAGATGTTATATATTATTCCAACCTATCATCATTATCGGGATACAGTGTATTATATGGAGAACAACCAGGAGCGGGATATTCTAATGGTGTTGGTATGACATTATTATTGAATATTTCCAACGACTCTTATCTATTGTCAAAATTTGGAATGGTTGCAGATAGTGATATGAATTGCGTAATACATCCAAAACAATTTACAAATGCCTTTGGACTATCGGCAGAGCCTAAGATGGGGGATTTAATAAAATTAAGCGAATTTGGGAGCGATAGGTTAAATTTCCCGAAAAGAGGACCAACCGTGTATGAAGTTTCAGAGGTTGTTGATGAATTTCAAATCAATGCATTGGGTGGACACTATGTTTATTTCTTAAAGTGTAAGAGATACGACTATAGCAATGAACCAAATAGCCCCGGTGCAGGACAAGGTAACACACCCATTAATGATAATAATAAACTGGATGTTATAGCTGATTTAAATTTCAACTATCCACAGGATAATCCATGTTCAAATAATAATGTTTATGGAGAATATTAAAACGTATATTCTTTATTATTTTCAACTTCACAATCGAAATTTTTATTTTTAATATCAGTAAAGCAGATGTCGATATTATGTTCTTGCTTTAGGATTTTTCTTAAAAATAAATTTTCAGTCGATTCCATATATTTATGAATTGCAAGAGGCTCTAATTCAACCTTAGAGAATGGCAATCCTCTTTCTTCGGCTTTATCTGATATCAGATTAACGGCTTCATATAAAGCCATCCATTTAGCCCAAGTCAATGATTCATTGTGAATGCTTTCCCATGTTTTGTTTTTCATATGATTATTTTTCATCGGTAAGTGGTATATTTGTTATATTGTTTGAACTTACAAAATCTGTAACTCTAGCTACTACAAATTGAATATTCACTGAATTTTTATTCTTACACGATCCACATACAAATTCCATTTTTTCGTTTTGATCTGGTAAAAATGTCATTACATTCGTTTTTGCACAATATGCACATTCCAACAATGTTGATAATTTTTCAAGCTCTTGCAATTCGAGTTGTTTTGTTTTTTTTTCAAAATAGTTATTAACCATATTTGCAATAAAAGAAAAAATAATATATTGGAAAATAAAGAATAAAAAAAACGAAACGATAAAACTAAAACCTATTAATTTGAATAGTAATGCCCCAACTGTTGATATGAATAATACAGTTATTGTTGATTTTAAGATTGAATTTGAAAAGTTAAACTTCATTAAACAAATTTAACAAAATACGGTGTGATTGTCAATGACAAAATTAGGGAAGTTTGATTTTTAAAACGTCTCCCTTTTGGGGTAAGGACTCATCTTTCAATGCCTGTGCGGGTGGTGCAGTATTTTGATCGGGTTGTTGTCCTGCAATGTTAAATACTGAACCAGTATTCAATCCTACGTTTTTTATTATGTTCAATGATTTT